TATATTTGATTTGCACTAACCCCTGTTTTGAATTGCCCTTGAGCTTGACTTCTACCACTTAGACTAAATGGATTTATGGCTTTGGCAGCTGTGCCTAATGTTTTCATAAAGCCCATGGGTGCTTCAGTTAATGTGGTTACATCGTTGCCTGTGATGTCAGAAAATTTCATTTTGAATTCCTATTGCGATTGATTATTTATTATTGATTAGGGAATGAGCTCACGCTCATTCGTTCTATCGCTCACGCTCAGAACACATTTACGTCGAAGACGTGAATTAATATTATCCAGATTAATCGCTCACACTTTGCCCAGACAAGGGCAAAGAACATTATCCGAGTTGAACCATGTCACTTAGTGTTACTGCATTACAGAGGCGGTTGGCCTGTACCTCGAGCAGCGTCTTTATCCAGCGGCGGTTTATGTATATACACTAACACATACATAAACGTAGGGCATACTATCCCTTCATTTTGCTTATTTGTTATCTTCAAACATCTAAACCGCAGGCATTTTGCGATCCGCGTCCTGTAAAGGATAGTAGATGAGCACTCTTATCGGCAAGAGTTTTCCCTCCCTGTGATCCTAGATCCAGGTCCCCGGGCACATGAAGTTAGCCTGTGCAAGCTATAACCGATTAACTGAGCTTAAATTTTGTCTTTAATGTGTGAGCCATGTATCCGACAATTTATAATACCATTATAATAGTCGTCGGATTCTAATACTTTGCGGTCGAATTGTTCGCGGGCCTCAATGTAGGATGTTACTGCCTTACTGTTACAGTAGTGCAATATTTCTCTGGTAAAATTTTCTTTGCCTAATATGTCTATATCTGCCTGAAGATTGGGGCTACTACCCCAATATTCCTGCCAGTCTGAATCAATTTTGCTTCGAACTCGCTTTTTCTTTTTGGTGCCATTCTTGAGTTTTACTGTCTTATAGCTGGTTTTTGCAAACTTTGCTAGTTTTTTGCCAATGTATTTTCTGTTGTTTGTTATATTTGTTATACAATAAACATAACCAACGCAATCTTCTGGCAGTTGTTCAACCAAGGTACCTTGATAGTACCATGACATGATTTATTTGTTGACCTTTTTGGCTTCGGCCCGTGCATTCTTTTCAGCAGTGATTTCGTTTCGACGTGCTTTGATCAACTTGCTCATTTCAGCCAATGCTTTACGAGCACGGGTTCCTGCTGCGGCATTACCTTCTGTGAATTTTGTGTCTTCTTTCAAAAAGTCTTCGTATTGTGTTTTTAGTTGGTCTATGGTGTTATTCATTTGTATTTTCCTTTGTTATGTTTTGTTGTTCTGTGGAAACATCTACGCCAATTGCCTGTTTTCTAGGCCTTCCTCTTACTCTACTTCTTTCTTCAACCCTAGGCCTTTTAGTTACTTCTTTTCTGGGTCTTCCTCTTTTGCCAGGACCCACTCTTGCTTGTTTTTTTAACCAAGCCTCATGATTTCTAACAGGAGCTCCTAACGGGGGTGGAGAAATTTCTCTTTGAAGTTTTTCTGCTTCCATGCATATTTTGATCATGTCAAAATATAATTTTTTTAATTTCCTTAACTGATTTCGTAGTTTCTTTCCTGGTTTATTCCTGAGCCTTTTAAATTCTAGGAATTCATAATGATAATTATGCAGATCTAAAAAGGCCTGTAAAGATTCTGAGTACAGTTTCTTATATTTTTCTAATGGCTCATTCAACATAATCAGAACTATTGGAATAGGTGGTAAAACCACCTTCCTTCACTACTCTTAGGATATTATTAACTCTACTGATCAATTCATCTTTGTGACTGATTAGGTAGATATTTTTATTTCTTTCCCTGGACATCTTCTTTAAAACTGCCAAAGAGTTTTCAACACCAGCGCTGTCCATGCCTGAATCTATCAGTTCATCAATAAACAATAAATTGATGCTTTGATATAGCCCTTCCCACACATCTCGAAATGCAAAACTCATGGATAGTATCAAACGATTTCGCTCACCCCTAGATAAATTATCAAAATCAAGTTCTTGACCCAGTTGAGTAATTTGCACGTTTAAATCATTTTGAAACACTACTTGATGTGGCAACCCCAATTTGTCAATGTAATAACTCAATCTTTTGTTAAGATAGCTTAAATTTTGATCAATGATTTTCTTTCGAATAAAGCTGTCTTTGTTAGTCAATAATTTCAAAAGGTAATCTTGATGATCTCTCAGTTTACTTAATTCATTTACCAAAGTCCAATCTACAGACTGCAAGGCACTTTTCCTTAATTCTTCAACTTGTTCTTCATAGGGATTATTACTGTCTGCCCGCTCCATTAGATTCTTTTCCAAGCTATCTAAATTATTTTTATGACCTAAGGCTTCTTTTTCGCTTTCGTAAAAAGTAATAGGGCGACGCGGCTGTTCGCCAATTAGTCCAATAGCTTCGTTGACTTCAGCAAGATCTTTAGTAATTTTGTCCTTGTATATAACAGCATCGTCGTGATGTTTTTTAGCTGTATTATTCATTTCTTCATGTTTGTGATCAAGCAAATCTTGTTCACACGCAGGACACGTTTTGCTGTTTAATTTTTCTAAATCTTGAAGGTATTTGGTCAACGTTTTTTCAGCTTGTATTGCTGCACTTTCCAATGTGGCTTTTTGTTTTCTAAGACCAGTCAACATGGAATTGTTTTCATCCCATATTTTCAATTCAGCATGTGCGGCCAATTCTTCCTCAATGCCAACTTCAGTCAATGTTTGGATGTTCTTTAACAGTGCTGCAACATCACTTTCTTTTTTGTTGGCCCATGCGCTACTTTTGCTGATCAAACTGTCGATGCTTTTTTGTACGTTGTCATTGGCTCGTTTGATTGCTTCAATATTGGCAGTTTCTGTGACAATGCTGTCTTTGGTTTCTTTAAGATCAATTTTAAGCAGTTCGGCTTTTTCACTCAGTAGAGTAATGCCCAGTAATTGTTCAATAACCTCCCGTTGATCCGATGTTTTCATAGACAGAAACGGTTCTGTATAAGTGTTAAGAGCAACTAGATGCTTGAACATGGTATGGCTTATCTGCAACATTTGCTCAATGGCTTTTTGTGTTTCTCTGCTGTCTCCTTGACTATCGTCTTCTGACTCGTCAGTTTTGATCTGACTGTCGTTGACAAATAGTTTTAAAATATTGGGTTTTCTTCCCCTTTCAATTCTGTAGACATTGTTGTCTTTTTCAAATTCCACAGTGACCAACATGCCCTTGCCGTTGATCTTGTTGATTAAGTTTTCTTTACGGATGTTAGTCAATGCCTGTCCATAAAGAGCATAACTCAATGCGTTCACAATAGTGGTCTTACCAGTACCGTTTCTTGAACCAGTGTCTTCCCCTCCAAGATCAAGATTGGATCCTAATACTAGAGTTAAATTTTCTTTATCAAATGCAACTGCCTGTGATACGTTACCCACGCTCATGAAATTGCGTACTGTCAGATTACTGATTTTAAATGTCATAGATCGTTATAAAGTTGAAGCAAAACAGAATTATCAAATTGTCCATTTTCAAGATTAACCAATCCCTCAGTTACAATTTGATCCACGCTACTGAATAGACCATCTGGACTTTCATCCACAGTGCCTTCCAAATTGGTTTTATCCTGTATCAAACTAATTTCACGTATATCATACTTTTCTGTGAATTCTTCTTTGATAAAATTAGCTTCTTCAAAGGTAATGTCAATATCCAAATTTACTCTCAAATGCATTTTTGATTTCATCAATGCATCTTTTTCATCAATCAACCTGCTCAACGGCAGTGTTCTATATTTTGGACAATCAGGCCAATTAATATATGTGGGTTCACCTCCCCATTCCAATACCATCATGCCTCGGTCATCATCCCACGAGTCGGCAAAATTATGAGGAAATGCATTACCAATGTAGTGTACCTTACTTCTACTTTGACGTTTATGGAAATGTCCGCTGAACACATAGTCTTGATGATAGAAGTGATCCACCTGCAATTCTCCGTGATCTGGCATTTGTACCATAGCATTCATATAGAATAATGGCAACTCAAAGTGTCCAAACATATATTTGCTTTTAATTTGACTAATGGTTTTCCATTCATCGCCAACTAACCACGGGACTAGGGTGACATCATCAAGAGTTGTAACACTATCTACAACAGTGACTCCTGGAATGTGCCGACCAAAAGCACTGGAATGAATGTCACGCTTGTCTTTGTAAAATAAATCGTGGTTGCCTGGAAACCAAAAAAACTGATCAAAAGCTGCACCTAACTTTTCCAATAGTATTATGGAGGTGTTAAGGGTAAAAAGATTCAAACTATTTCTGTTGTGACTCCAGTCTCCCATGAAGATGCCAGTATCACAACCTGATTCTTTGGCTTGACTGATAAACCAATCCACAAATTCTTCACAATCTCTTAAATGTGTAGTAGAGTTAGACTTTAGCCCAACATGAAGATCTGTGAATACTGCTACTTTTTTAAATAAGCTCAT